AGAGGCTGAAAAGCTAATTGGAAAGCAAGCACAGGAAGTAGGCGAGGTCAGAAAGTTAGCCGATGAACTTATCAAACAGAACCTTGGTTCACGACAACAGACTAGACAGGAAGAGCCTGAAGTAGATTTCTTTGAGAATCCACAGAAGGCAGTTCAAAGGACTGTTGATAATCACCCTGACATCCTAGCGGCACGACAAGTAACGCAAGAGATGAAAAGGGCGCAAATTCAGCAAAGGTTAGCGCAAGAACATCCCGACTTTGGCGATATTGCTAGAGATCAGGATTTTGCAAATTGGGTGAAGTCTAGCCCTGTTCGCATCAAGATTTTTGAGCAAGCCGATTCTGGATATGATTTCGACTCAGCCAATGAATTGCTATCTACCTACAAGCAACTTCGTGGTGTTAAGAATAAGCAAGTAAGCGATGCGGGAGAAGCATCAAGAAAGCAAACTCTTAAAGCTGTTGGAGTTGATACAGGTGGTTCTGGTGAATCATCAAAGAAAGTATATCGAAGGGCTGACCTTATTCGGCTGAAAATGCAAGACCCTAACCGCTATGAAGCGTTATCTGATGAAATCATGGTAGCGTATCAAGAAGGTCGGGTCAGGTAAAATTTAACTATTTGGAGATTTAATTATGGCTAATACAGCATTCGCACCTAACAATGCAACCACAGTAACCACAGCAGCAACGTTCATTCCTGAAATTTGGAGTGATGAAATTGTTGCCAGTTACAAGAAGAACCTTGTTCTAGCAAACTTGGTTATGAAGATGAACTTCAAGGGCAAGAAAGGTGACATCGTTCACATTCCAGCTCCTGGTCGTGGCAACGCTTCAGCAAAAACTAAAACAGACGCAGTTACCTTAATTGTTGACACCGCTTCTGAAGTTCAAGTATCTATCAACAAGCACTATGAATATAGCCGCTTGATCGAAGATATTGTCGAAGCACAAGCATTGAACTCAATGCGTAACTTCTACACTTCTGACGCTGGTTATGCTTTGGCAAAACAAGTCGATACAGATTTGATCCAATTGGGTCGTTCAGCTAATGGTGGTACTGCTGATAGCGCACGTTACACAGCTGGTTTTGTTGGTGGCGATGGTACAACAACCTTTGACTACTCAGCAAACTCTAGCACTGGTAATGCATCTGCTCTGACTGATTCGGCTATTCGTCGCACTATTCAGCGTTTGGACGATAACGACACTCCTATGGATGGTCGCTTCTTCATCATTCCTCCTTCAAGCCGTAACACGTTGATGGGTCTTGCCCGTTACACTGAGCAGGCTTTTGTGGGTGATGGAAACGCTATCCGCAATGGTGAAATCGGCAACCTTTATGGTATCCCCGTGTTCACTTCTAGCAATGCTGACCATGCTTCTGCAACTGCTGCTTACCCAGCAAGCGGTAGCTCTATTGCTCGTGTCTGCTTGATGGGTCATAAAGACTCTATGGTTCTGGTTGAGCAAGTTGGTATCCGTTCACAAGTTCAGTACAAACAAGAGTACCTTGCTACTCTGTTTACTTCTGACACTTTGTATGGTGTTGCCGCTTTGAGGAACGCTGCCACTACTGGTGCGGCTACTTCTTCTTCCATGTTTGCCTTGGTTGTTCCTTCTTAATTGATTACAACCTTTCCCCTCGCCTTCGGGTGGGGGGTTTTTTACATTAAGGAGATTTATTATGGCAGCAGCAACAGCAGTTGTTTCCCGCAGAGGAAATGACCAGTTCCGTGGTCTATTTACAGACACTTGGGATGTTACCTGTACTCTTGATAGCGCATCAGTATCTACTGTATCTACCGCTACAGATACAGTTACAGTACCAGGCGTAAAATTAGGCGACATGGTTATCGGTATGGCAATTGGCGTTTCTGAAGCAGGTTTGGTTCGTAGAGCCTATGTTTCAGCCGCTGACACAGTTACTATCGTGACTTACAACCCTACAGGCAGTTCTGTAGACTTGGCATCAACTACATTGACCTTGATTATTGGTCGTGCGGTTTAATAAAAGGGGGCTAAAAACCCCCTTTTTAATGGAGTTCTTATGGCTACGTTTAAATGCTTACAGAGTGGAAATACAGTATCTTTCACCTATCAACATGATATTGATAGCATGAAAAGACATGAAGGATATGTAAGAATTGATGAAGTTGAGACTTCTGAAAAGCCTTTAACATCGTCTGAAACAAAGCCTGTTAAAAAGATGGGTCGTCCAAGGAAGGTCGAAAATGTCTGAGATTGATCCACGAGAATTCGGTAAGCTAGAAGCCCAAGTTGAGGCTTTACAAGCAGAAGTCCATGCACTTCGCCAAGATATTAAACTGCTTTTGGAGATGGCAAACAAATCCAAAGGTGGCATGTTCGTAGGAATGGCTATTGCCTCCTTTATTGGTGGCATCATTACGTTTATTGCTGACAGAGTGTTTACAAAATGAAACTCTTATCTGGCGTTGTTTGTCCTATAGCGACACAAGATATTTCGGTCAATCTGAAGAACCGAAACAATGCCTTTAAGAAGTTTGGATATGGGCCGCCCAATCCTGATGAACCAAACGAAGCGTTCTGGCTTAAGAAAGCCAAGATGTATAACGCTCCCACAGACACCATTAAAGGCATGATTTGCGGTAATTGCGCTGCCTTTATACAAACACCCAATATGATGGCTTGCATTACAGGCGGTCTTGAAAAAGACGAGGGTGAGAAAGAGTTATCTTATGATGAAGAATTTATTGAAGCGGCTGATCTCGGCTATTGCGACTTATTTCAATTCACTTGTGCTGCCGCCCGTACTTGTGATGCGTGGAAAGCTGGCGGGCCTATTACGAAGGAAAAACGATGATGTACGGAAAAACTAAGATGTCTAGCCCTAAAACGGCTAAAAAAGATACCAAAAAAGGTATGCCATTGGCAATTATGATTGCTGTTGGTAAGCCAAGAGCTATGCCTACCCGTGGTGGTCGTACCGCTACTAACATGATGAAGAAATCTTCAAGAGGAAAATAATGTCATCTTTAACTGCTCCCGTTACCCTTCTTAGTGCCGTTGTTGCAACTGGTGCTTCAAAAGCAGTCCAAGCTGATGCTGGTCAACCTGCATTTCTTCAAGTTGTTGGCATTACAACAGCTACTGTTGCTTTGCAAGGTAGTTTGGATGGCACAACTTACGCAACCATTGGCACAGCATTAACTGCTGATGGCATTGTTACTATTGCCAATGCCCCTAAGTATTTACGTGCTAACTGCACCGCCTATACATCTGGAACAATAACTGCAAAAGTTTTGTACTGATATGAAAACTAAAGCCCAAAAGAAGATCAGCAAAGTAATGACTGAGTTTGGCAAGGGCAAGTTGACTACCAATAAAAAGGTTGTCACCAACCCTAAACAAGCCATTGCTATTGCTATTTCCGAATCTAAGAGGAAGAAGAAATGAAACAAGGTCTTTACGCTAACATCAATGCCAAACAAGATCGCATCAAGGCGGGTTCTAAGGAAAAGATGCGTAAGGTTGGTTCTAAGGGCGCACCTACTGAGGCGGCATTTAAGCAAGCAGCTAAGACTGCTAAGAAGAAATGAAATCTCCTGTTGGATTGGATAAAACAACTGTAAATCAGTTGATCTTGTCTCATGGGACGTGGAAACATCTTTTTTATCGATGCTATTCAAAAGTCAGTCCAGACTACAAAAACTATGGTGGTCGTGGAATAGATGTACATCCATCATGGCATGGTGATGACGGCTTCTATCAATTTATTAAAGATGTTGGACTAAGACCATCAAAAGATTACAGTCTTGATAGGATTGATGTCAATAAAAGCTATTCATCAGAAAACGTGAAATGGTCAACTAGCATTGAGCAAGCCAATAATCGAAGAAATAGCAAGCGATACTTGTTTGAAGGCGATAACCTTACGTTAGCTGAAATTGCAAGAAAAATAGATGTTCCATATCATCGGATTTGGAAAGCCACTAAGATTTTTGGCAATCCATCAGAATACTCAAGAATTAACCCACATCGTGGTAAACATACGTATCAAGGCGAATTACGCTCAACAACTGAGATTGCCAAAATGGTCAATATGAAGCCAGCAACTCTTATGCAACGATTAAAAAATGGTTTAGATTTTGATTTAGCTATTGCACTTCCACTGCAATCTGGAGTACACTTTAGGGAAAGATCATCATGGTCTTAAAAAAATACCAGAATCCAAAAGGCGGATTAAATGAGGAAGGTCGTGAGTTCTATAAAAGGACTGAAGGCCTAGACCTCAAAAAGCCTTTAAAAACGGGTAATTCAGGTCGACGATCTAGTTTTTTAGCACGAATGGGCAATATGCCTGGCGCTGAGATGAAAGATGGAAAGCCTACCCGACTTTTACTTTCTCTTAGAGCTTGGGGCGCAACGTCCAAGGAAGACGCTAAAGCTAAGGCTAAAGCGATCTCTAAGAGGAATATGAAGTGAGACCAGTATCTGTCGGAATTAACCCAACAGCCGCAACGCTGACAACTGTTTATACAGTTCCTACGGGTTACTACGCCAAGTTTACTGTGATGTACATTCACAACACTGGCGGTTCGACTAAGCACATTACTGTTCAATGGTATGACGCAAGCACTGCTACTACCTTGGATATTCTTACTAACTACGACTTTACTTCAAAGCAATACCTTCAGTTTGATGGCAATGCTTATATCGTTTTAGAAGAAGGCGATAGAATTCAAATTACTACTCAAAGTGCAAGTACATTCAGTTTTATTGCCACATTTGAAGTTTCAGGAGCGCAAAGAACATGACC